TGATGCTTTGATCATCTGTTCCATGGTTCGCGGACGGGTGTGTTCCACTCCCTTGCCACGGGAGGATTGCAAAGTACCTAACAAGTCTAGGATCTTTGTCCGAATTTACTAGCTAGTTCTGTGTTCTGTATAGCAGTTATACAGTATCAATCGCTACCGTTTCCTACACTAGAGGGAGTTGCTACCCTTTCATGACTGTTTTAACGTATCGCGGCAAACAGTATGACACCGTAGAGCACCAGAACGAGGTGCGCGAGTGGCAAAAAACGACCCGTGAGGCAAGCCCCCGTTGTGTCTACCGTGGGGTGGAGATTGATTCTCGTTATTCGCACGAGAACACCACGCTTGCATGATCGGATCGGCTAGCTAGACTTGTGTTGTTCCTGCCAAGGGACAAGTGGACGAGGGAACTTTGGGGCTCAGCAGCCCCTTTTTTATTTGAATTATGGCTGGCTTATAATTATGGTTGAGAAGTAATTCGTTTAAAAATGAGCTGGCTTGATGACTTGAAGAATCGGGTTTGGCTCGAAGTAAGAAAAGCTCAACAGGCAAAGAATATTTTTAATCCGCCATCCGTCGTTCCAGCTAGTCCTGTCTCCAAAAGCCCCTTACGGATGGCTGGTAGGGTTCTTGGACACCCTGTAGCTCAGGGAGCTATTGATGTTGGCTCAGAGGTTTTAAGCGGTAAGGATCCTCGAGATGCTGTAATTAACGTAGGTGCGGGTATGGCCGCTTCTGCAGCGGCTTCTAAAGTTTTACCCAAGGGTCCTTGGTTCCAGATTCCAGGCACAATCGGTGCATACATGGTGGGATCTGGTACTACTGATTGGATAAATCAGAATTTAGTTAAGCCGATGTTTGCTGGCCAGGAAGAAGAAATTCCTGCTCGCGTGCCTGCAGCCACTTATGGGCCTACCGGAGCACCTATTGGCGGTGTCGGCGGAGGTAATGCTGGTGCAAGTGTTCAGCCTGCGCTTGGTCCTGCCCCCGCAACTCGTCGCCCCGTGGAAGAGCAGCGTGCTCCTGTAACTCGTGAGGTGCCAGCATCTCCTACTCCCAGCATGAACGAGCTTGCTCAGATGTACGCTAAACAACGTATTCTTGGCGCTGAGATGGCTAAAGGCGGTGAGCTGCAGCGTCGCTTATATGAAGGCGGTGCTGTTGAAGGCATGTCGCCTGAAGCCCTAATGACTTGGGTCGAGGCACACCCCGACCTTGCTTACCGCTTGGCCGAGAAGCGTGGTTTGTTACCTGGGCCTGTTTGATGACTCATGTAGTTTGGCCTGTTATCGGACTTATCGGAATAGGTTTTGTCGCTCTAGGACTTGTCGTGGCGATTGTTATTCTTGAGGCTAATAATTTGTGAATATTGGGAATCCAAGTACATAATCACGCTGCCGATTGCCCACAGGAGCAGGATAACTATTATGGAGCGTTTCACTCCTTTAGGTTGCTCTAAACTGGATTGAGGCTTATTTCTGAAAAGAAACATGTACCGGGATCTGGTGTATCGGCCTGGGGTAGACAGTAACACTGTTGAGACGTTACCTTATGACCCTAGTACAGAAGAAAAAGCTCAGTTACTTTTAGACATTTTTATCGGCGATTTGACCGGAGGCCCTGTTGCTGGGCTGCCTGAGCGTATGTCTCAAGAAGATTTCCGTGATCGGGTCGAGCGTCGCATTGATGCTCGCGGTCCCTCGATCCAAGAACGACTTCGCCAGTTAGGTGCGTCGAGTTTCCAGGACGCGATCAACAAAGGCACCTTCCCTGGGGCTCCCCGCCTGTCTGGTGTGTAAGTTCATAATTTCTTTCATTCGCTGAGATCCCCTGCGGCAGCTAGCGTCCTAAAGTTAAGGACACGCAAAAGAACCGTGGGGGACCCCTGCAAGGCGATCGATCGAATCACGACGCAATTTGGCAAGCTTTTGGCTTTGACTTCTGGATCGGACCCAAATCGGGCTTCAGTTCCTGTTTCCACGAGGCAGATGAAGGAGCCTCCTTATCAGTTGATGCACAGCATGACCTGGGATGAGAACGGCGAATTGGATATTCGTTGAGTTTTTTCCTAGGAAAATATGTAGGCTAGGGCCAGCTTTAAGAGATCGCCGTGCACGACGAGCTTCTGTTCGAACGCCAGTTCTGGGGTGATTGCTGTAATACATTCAGCGAAGATCAGAAGCACTATGTGTATGCCCGTTTTATGGAGTTAATCCCACGTGGATTCCACTTCGAGGCATCGGGTAAGCGGATCTTAGATATTGGAGGCGGCCCTACCTCCATGTTGTTGAAGTGCATGAGTCTGTTGGAGGGTATGGTCGTCGACCCGATCAGTTACCCCCAGTGGACTGTTTCGCGCTACGCCACCAAAAACATTCGTGTTCAGGTGGGGCGCGGTGAGGATGTGAGTGAAGAAGGCTGGGACGAGGTTTGGATTTATAACTGTCTGCAACACACAGACGACCCTGAGCGCATTATCAAGAATGCACTTAGGGCCGCCCCCACTCTTAGGCTCTTCGAGTGGATCGATATCCCGCCTCACGACGGGCATCCTGTGATGCTGACTAAAGACCTGCTCGATCAATGGATCGGTAATGAAGGCCTTGTCTGTGACTTAAACGAGTCTGGCTGTGTAGGCCGTGGCTACGGGAACGTTTATAAGCGTTGAGTGCTCACCAATAACGATCCTGCCATTCTTTTTCCCTGCTCGCACACCAACCTATGAACAAGAGAACGCAGAACACAATAAAAACAACACCAAGGAACGCTAAGAACTGCATGTGATTAGTTAAGTATTGCCCGAGGATTCTATACCGCCAATACCTGCGTGCACTCAAAAATGCGCCGACGTCAGAAAGTTTTCAAAATCTGGGCTAACGCTTTGGGTCCTAAAAGTGCTGAGTGTCAACAGGTAGCAGACCGCGTGGCTTGGGTGAGGACTTTCATATTCGTTACTTACTTTGTGACGAACTGCTTTATCGTTGCGGGTGTAATCCGCCATTGGAACGATGTCCTTTGAATCAAGTCTCTACGAGAGCAATGTGTACAAAAGGTTAGAGGAGAGTGTATTTGAGTACTTCGATGAAGATATGATCGATAAGCTTGTTCCACATCTTAAGAAAGCCTTGTGTGAGGAGCTTGCAGCTCGGAGAAAAAGGGTAGCGCAGCTAGAATCCGTCATGAATACTCTCTTCCCCGGCGAGGGTTATGCCCCGACTGAGCAGTCAGAATAAGAAGCTACTCCGTAAACTGGAGAACGCCTATGTTGTGTGTAACGACTGCGGTTCTAAATACGGCGTTTACTCGGTTGGTTGTAGCTCCGTTTGGGAGGGTGACTGCGATGTTTGCGGTGAGTCGAAACCTGTTACGGAGGCGCGTGACTACGCCTACCTAATTACAGGTATACGCAAAGTCACCCGTGGTGAGAATCTAGATTAAAGACTTAGGTGTGCCGAAGCCTCTTTGAGCTAAGGCAGCCGCAGCAGCTCCTCCTGCCGCAGGTCGGTATTGAGGGGCTGTTTCTTTTTGTTCTTTTTGGGCCGCCCGTTCTAGTAGGAGCTTGAGCATCGTTTGATCGATGTTTTCCCGTCGTTGGCGGAAGGTCTCTTCACTAGGTCCGGTATAGGTTTCGGTTACTTCGATTTTTGGCTTAAGCAGCTCGTCGATCTTTTCGACCAGCAGCTCTTCGGCAGATTTGGTTTTAGGGGTTTCAGGCGCTGTACCCTGCTGAGTCTCAGGCAGTTGTTCTGCGACAAGAATCTCGCCTTGTTCTTCCGGGCGGTTGATGTCTCCGTGGCCGACACGGAAAACCACGCGGCCACTGGGATCCATGGCTTCGCTGAAATATCCGTAACCACCACCTTGACCTCGACGGATCTTGCCGCCGGGAACACCAGGAAGATAAATTGAGGCGCCTTCGACTGCACCTGTATCAAAACGGGACTTGCCCTTAAATGGGACGTAAAAGTCCAGAGGGTCCCAACCTGGACGAGAAGCGTGGGCTGCTGTAGCAGCTTCAAATAAAGCTTTCTTTTCTTCGGGGCTGGCGTCTGGGTTCCAGCGACGACCAGATACAGCTTGGTTAGAGAACTCGATCTCGCGGCCAATATTGCGGTATTGGGCGGCCAGTGAATCGAGGGCTCGAATCTTTTCTTCGTAAGGAAGACTCTGAAGGATTTTTAAGTCGATGTGATATGGCGATGAGCCGCCAATGCGCTCGCTAGGGCCGGTGTAGCCGGAGCGATATGTCGGTAAGTATTGGATTGAATTAGACATGATTAATGACCGCAAGCTCTCGCGCAAGGATCCATTATGTTCTTCACGCCACTTTTTGCTTGAGCTCTGCGACACTCAGCGCACTCATTTGAGCCGTACAATGTGCGGTCTAGGTCTTCGAGGCTTTCGATACGTGGTTTTGGCCTAGGTGTCCAGTTAGGAGGCACCATCATCGCTTTTTGGTTGTCGTCGCCCATCAAGACGCTTTCATTCACGTCGTAAGTATTAGAGTCGCCAAGAAGAATAGATTTAATAAAAGTGTTTAAAAAGCTATTAGCTTTTTCAGGAGCTAGTATGCTTATAATGTCATTCATTTTCATTTTTAGATTGCCGCAAACCTACCTATTGTTACTTTAACACGCACAACTTCGGAGGTCGCCTATAGTTGGGTCTAGTCTAGTGAATTGACTGTGAAGTGTATGACGTATGTGCAAGTTGATGACGATGATTTTGAAGTAATTGGGATTGATGCGTATGGGATCTTAGTTAAGGCAGCGTGGGGCGCACAGAGTTTTGTAAGCAGTTGGCATCTCGTGGATGAGAGGAAGATCCAGTTGACGAGACGGACAAAACCGCTGGGTTGGGACGCAAAGAAACGCACCATAGCGCAAGCTGTAGAAGAGCAAGGGCAAGCGGTGTAAGAAAAAACTGCGTGCGCGTCAAGCTGCTAGTGGGAGAAGGTGTGGGGCGCGCGCCGAAACTCCCCTAGCGCCAATCTCATGTGTGTCATTTGAGATTTGATTTGATTGGCTTGTACTGTCCGCACCAATCCTTGTCGGCGTTGACTTGAGGCCACTGAGCCCGTGGGAGCAACGCCGATTGAATATAGACGGGGACAGGAGAGAAACGCCGACACTGTCCGCCCGAATTAACCTCCGCTTCGTGTGTCATTTGAAAGTAGCGGCAGGTTTTGCAGGTTTCCTCAGCACTCATGCGACCTTAGTTACGAGTTGCCAACCAGTGAAGATCGCAGATTTCATAGTTGCGAAGGCTGTGAGAGCGCCATCTACTCCTCGTTTGACGTCAGGGTGTCCGTAGTCGTCGAAAATAACGACGCCGCCAGTCTTAACCATAGGAACGAACAGCGTGGTATCCCGTGCTACAGAGGTCGGATCGTGAGCACCATCAATGTATAGGAGGTCAATCCAGGGCTCTCCGTTGTTGCGGCGGTTCAGCTCAGGAAACACGTCCCAGCTGCAGCCCTTGATTAATTCAATCTTAGCGGCGTTATCGGATTTCGCGATGTTTCCTCGTGCCGTCAGCTCAATATTCTCTAATTCGGGGTAATTTTCCGGTTTTTCGTGGTGTTCTGAGCTTCCTGTGAACGGATCAATCGAAATTAGACGGGATTCAGGGTGCGACAGGTAAAAATCAGACCAAAAACAGCTGGAAGCGCCTTCGTAAACGCCGATTTCTACGATCTGACGCTTGCTAGTTGGGTTTAGACGGAAGTCTGCAGCCTCATCTCGGGTGCAGAGCACCATATCTGTGTTGAGAAGAGCGTCGAACCAGGTTTGGTTGAAGTTATATCGATCGTCGAGCTTCTTTTTGCCTTGGATCTGAACCACGGGGGCGACAGCTGCGGTTTCTTCGCCCAGCTGGGCCATCAGCTCCTTGAAGCTAGGCTTTCTCGTCGTGGTCATGTCCGCTGCTCTAGTGTCCGTATGGTAGCAGCTTTTTATTGACAGGTCGTGCCTGATGCCCTATGATTGCTGTGTCACTAGGTGACCCACATGAACAACAAATTTCAAACGTCTTTCAGAGCTGACAGCAGGGACTTAGTTCTCTTTGCTTTTCTAAAGTACCTGCCTCTTTACGTACTTCTTGCTTGCGTGCTGCCTGTAGTGGTTACTTTTGTTAGCCACCTACTTAATCCAAACAACCCTAATGCTGTTGCGGGTCGTAAATACACTGAACTTGTGCATCGGTGTAAAGCTGAAAACTTAGCTAAGTTCGGAGTAACGAAAAACCGAGACTGTAAAGTTTGGGCAAATACTATCGTTCCCTACTATGAAAATCTCTGACAACTCTCCTGACGAGCTGACACCCGAGGAGCAAGAGCTTCTCGATGAGGCGATCAAAAACCTCCAATCGTTTATTGAGACGGAGACTACGCACTACGTGTTTGTAGAAGATCCCCGTAACGACGAGGACTATGATACGTTTGAGTACGGCACAGAACCGCTGCCTGGCGACGAAACCTGGAAAAAACCTGAGACCGACCGCTCGGATAGCCAATAAGTTGCTATAGTCCGTCTGCCGCTGCAGTGGCGGAATGGTATACGCTGCGCACTTAAAATGCGTTGAGTTTGTCTCATGTGGGTTCGAATCCCACCTGCAGCATTATTAAATCTTTCATGGCTCCTCAAAAGAAGGAACACACAGCAGCACAGATTTCTGGTCTTATCAGTGCTCATCAGCTTAAGGAGTGCCCCTCCTGCGGCGAATTAAAGTCAAAAGTGAAGGAGAGTCGCAAGGTTTTTGATGGCACTAGAAGACGGTATGCGTGCCTTTCGTGCGACTACAAGTACACAACGTATGAAGTCAGCTCCGTGATCTACGAAGAGCTTCGATCCCTTCGTGCCAAGTTTTCACAACTGCAGTCGATCTTCGGGGAAGTAAGTCCGCCGCTTCAACAAGTCATTACCGAGCCCGCTGTGGCTGAGCCCACTGTTACTCAACCTGACGGTATTCCGTGTTGCGACTGTGTGCACATAACATCTTATGGTTGTTCGTTTGACATACCTGAAGCGCAAACAGAAGACGCCCGCGACTGCAACCTGTTTCAAGCGATAATTTCTGATAACATGCTGACATAGATCAGTTGTTTATGTCCGAATCCATTCCGGTTCTGGGTACCGCTATCGTCAATAACCCCTACTGGCTACACAGGCTCTTTATGAGCATCGACTATCCAGTAGATAATTTCGTCGTATTTAATAACAACGGAAGGGGTCAAATTACGGACGCGGTAGAAAGTGTTCGTAAGTTGTCGAATCCGTTCGTTAAACAAGTACACGTAACTCACATGCCGGCCAACGTCGGTTGTTCTGGCGCCTGGAACCTAATTATTAAGTGCTTTATGAAAGCACCTTATTGGGTTATATCAAATCATGATGTTATGTTTGAGCCTGGATTTCTCCAGGAGATGAGCGAGAAGGCTCAGGATGTAGATACTGGGGTTATCCATGGATCCGGCGGTGGTTGGGATATCTTTTTACTGAAAGATTGGGTCGTCGACAAATATGGATTATTTGACGAGAATCTGTATCCAGGGTATTGCGAAGATATGGATTATGGTATGCGGTTCATACATGATGATTTAAAACGTGTCTTGAGTTTGGATCACGGCTACTACCACGGTTTGCATAAAGATTATTCTGATGGTTCTCAGACATGGCGCTCAGAGCCTCGCCTTCAGACGGCTATCCACGTTGCGCACGAGATGAACAAAAGATATCTCCATATGAAGTGGGGCGAGGGTTGGCAAGCTCATATTGATGAACCTACGCACGAACACCCTTTCAATAATCCAGAGTTTCCTGCCAGCTTTACGACCTTCGATCTAGGGTTCTGTCGGCGTAAACACTTGGGCTTTTAACTATTTCGTAACTCAAAGTATCATGTGCTGATCGGGTAGTTAAGTCGTGCCTTTTTACTCTGCGCGTACAGCCTCAGGGCAGCTTGTAAATACTCTTAGGTCCCTGTTGGATAACAGGCGGTTGTCGTCGTTTGCGCTAAGTAAACAGGCGAACCTGTCGCCCACCACGACAAGGAAAATATACACTGACCCAGAGTATATCCCTTCTCCTGATGTTCTTGAGAAGTTGTGTATGACCCTAGAGTGTTTGCCTGGCGATATCCTTAATATTCGCGGTAATATAGAAGAATCAGCTGTGGTGGTATCCGGTGTTTTCTAAAGCCGATTACGAGTTAGCTGCCCGTATTCTCGGGTTGCCTGTTCCGCAGACTCCGGCTGAGATAGCCGCAGCGACGCCCGCTACGGCTCAGATCGTTCGTCGATTTGGTCAAGGTCTTCCTCCTATGCCGGGTCAGGAAGGCGATGGGATGTATACAGGCGCTACGCGTTCGCTGAATGTGTATCCCGATAACACGATGCCGATGGAGAAAGCCAAACTGGCTTCTCGGCTGCGTACAGAACCTGAGCGTCCCCACGAGGATGCGTATCTGATGGAGTTGCTTGCTCAGCTCGATCCTCAGGAATTTGATTTGATCATGGCTTTGCTTGAGCAGCTGGCCGAGCAAGAAGATGCTGAGTCGGATCGCCTATCGTCTCAGCGCCCGCTTGAGTACGACACCCCGAACATGGGTTCGAACTACAGCGTGCTGAATGCACCGTCTTCTAATGGCATTGAACCTTCCCGCGCTTATCAACCCCTGAGCTGATGACACTCAACGCCCGCCAACAACAACTGCGAGAGCGTGATGTTCGTAAGCTTTCGCCTGAGCTTAATGCTGCTGCGTTCATGCAAATGTACATGGAAAGCAACTTTCCGCAAACAGCTTCGTTACCGTCACCGCAGCAAATGCAGCGCGGTTTAGATAGTAATTATCAGGTTGATGATCTAAAATCTATAAAGAAGCCTCTTAGCGGCACCAAGTACGACAATCCTGGAGGATTTTGATGGCTGCTCCTAGTACTGGAGGCAAGATTCTAGGCGGATTAGCCGCTATCGATCTGCTCCGAGACGCTATTGGTTACTTTGCAGGTCCAGCAAAGACCGGACTCGAAGCGGTAGCTGAGTCGCCCGTGCCCGGAGGCGGTGGTAAGAGCAGGTATATGCTCACGGCTCAGGATGAGCTGCAGATTCGTGACTATGTGGCGAAGGAAAACTTTAGACGTAGTGTGCTAAGGGCTTTCCCAGGTATGGCAGATGCGCCTGATCTGCAGCCTCTTGACGCACAAGAAATTATTGCGGATGCCATTAGCCGCGCTTCTACACAGGCTGCCGAAGCTGGCGCCCGAGAGTATGCGATTGAACAATTAAAGACGCAAGCGGCTGTACAGCCGGCTTACGCTAATATGTTAGGAACAGTTGCATCCAACGCTCTTTACGAGCCTGATTTAGATCCCGCTTCCCTCACCGCTCTCGCTACAGGTAGGTAGATATGGCCAAGTTTGGTATTGATCCTCGTGTTCTACTAAACGCTGTTAGAGCAACTGCTCGCAGAGGTCCGAGGATTACGGGAGATGTCGCTCGACAGGCGGCGGCTCCTGTTATGCGCACAGCCGGCGGCATTCCTATTACATCTAGCGCAGCCCGCAGCGCTGCACAGAGAGCAAGTTCGCCCTCGGCAGGCGCTGTTTTAGGTGGATTAGGCACTCTCGGGGGGCTTGGCGCTGGTGCTGCCGCGCTGTTCGGTGCAATGTCACCTACTTCTCCTCCACCAGCTGCGACGAGTGGAGGTACTGCGGACCCGAGCACTGGTCAAGGTGGCTCAGGACAAGGCGGTTCAGGACAAGGTGCCGAGTGGGAAAACAGATACCCACCCGATCAAACGTCCACAACCGCTGAGCAAAAACTTTTAGAGCTTCTGCTCGAGCAGGCAAAAACTCTCTCGGATCCTGCTTACTACGCTCAACGTCGAGCTATTGATCTCGATATCTACAAAGCGCAGTCTCAGTTAGCTCGCGACTTCGGGATGGAGCAGACCCGTGAGCTGACTCGACGCAAGATCGAGGGTGACACCATTGCCGCATGGCGTGGCATTACCGAAGCTCAGATCGACGCTAACGCCAAGATTGGCTTGGGCATGATGAACCTGGCGTATGCAGCAGGTGTTCCCAATCCGAACATCCTTACCGGTGGCGCAGCTTTAGCTGGCCAAGGCAGAGCTACTTTCGGTACTCCTTCCTCCACCATTAGCTAGTCATGGTACTTCCAGCAATCGGTGCAGCTATTGCCGGCGGTCTCGCTAGCGGTGTTGGCGGTTCCTTAGTCAACAACCTTTTTGGTGGTGGGGGCGGAAGCTCGCAGCCTAGTGCTTATGAAACTTTCGCAGCTCAAATGGCTGCGCAGAACAATCCTCTAACTGCGGCTTATCAAGGCTTAAGTCTCCTCCAAGGTGCTCTTGCCGGAGCCATTGGACAAGAGGCGACGACAAAGGCATCAGCTCAGCTAAGTATGCTGACCGAAGCCCTCCAGCGAGCTCAAAAAGACGCCACGCTTCAGTCGTCTGTCGCTGGCTACGCTTCTGGCAAAGGTTTAGACACTCTCTACAACCTGGGTCAGGCTCGACTCTCTACTGAATTACAGGCGCCTCAGTTACTCGCTCAAGCTGGATCCGCTGCGCTCGCTGGTGAGAACCAGCTTGCTAACCAGCTCGGTTTGACGAACATGGGAGTTCGTTCCTACCAAGAACAGCTCCGTGGTGACGTCGCCAAAAATCAAGCTGAGACCTTAAATCAGGTCTACCAGACTCGTGCCAAGAACGAAGGGCTTCTTGCATTAGGAGCGCAGCAGTTTGAAAGTGCCGCTCAGTTAGATAAAGTACGGACGCTTGGGGACCTCGCTCGCACTAAAGCGTCGACTAAGGCCCAGCTTGCTCTCAAGAAATTCGGAGCTAACCAAGCTATTGCCGGTACGCGAATGTTTGCGTGATTAAATCCTCTATTGGTGACTCTACGACTGTTGGTGCTTGGCTTGGTTCATTAGACAAGTCACAGCAGGACGCGTTCAAGCACTACGCCAAGAACGCAGCTAGCGATATCGAAGCCTATCTCTTTGCTAGGTTCTTGAAGCCTGGCTATGCGGGTTCAATCTCAGACCTCACTGCTTGGGTTCAGGAGAAGTACCCAAAAGAAGACCTCCGCAAGGTCCTCTTGATTGAGATTGATTCGCTAAAAACTGATCTACACAACGTAAGGCAAATGACCCTTACGGGGATGTTGGATCACGCCACAGCAGCAACAAAGATTGCTGTCTTACAGAAAGAGATCCGCTCACACATCCAAGCCGTCAGACAACTTACGGACGGCATGGATCGTCGTGGCTTGTTATTAGCTGGCGCGGATAGGTGTCTTCGCGAACTGATGAACAGTTTTGAAGACGCACCTACAGTTTATTCCCTGCTCGAAGACGCTTCCCTCGTCATCTGGTCGACGATCGAGAAAGAAGAGAAAAGCTGATTATGTGGCGAAGGTAGACCTTGGCCTACCTTCTAGCCCGTCCTGGCTTCGTGGAATATTAGAGACGTTAGAGGGTCTCTTATTCAACGGGCTCCATCAACGATAGCACATTCAGCACAGGTGTTCTGAAGATGCCCATGAAGTAGTCATTAACACCTAGTGACATAACTAATTCATCTTCATCCTCTATAAAGCATCCGAAAGGAAGAATGCACGCAGGCTGACAAGAGATATCGTTGCCGACAGAGTCCGACCACGTAACTAGGTCGTCGTTTGTCGAACCTACGAATAAAGGTTCTTTGAGCATTCTGGTGATCTTTGTCAGATCTCGATCAAGGGTATAAGCCCCTAGCGCGTACAACAGGTAAGGACGACGATCGAGTTCCTTACACATAAACTTCCAGTGGAAGAATACAAGCCACTCGTCGTCTATTAAGACAGGCGCCGTGGAGTTATAAGTTGGGTGATCAGACGTAACTTCTTTCAGACAAGAAGAATCAATTACTTTGTCTTCTTGGTTAGGGGTTTTGATAACAATCGGCCGGGTGGAATAAAGAAGACGTAAGTCCTTTCCGTCCGCGAAGAAACACCAGTTCTTCTCTGACTTACCTTCGGTTAAGTTGTCTCCGATTGGAGGGAAGAACCGATCGATAAGTTCTCCGTACTCGTTGATAACACCCGTACAAATTTTGGGTGTTTTTATCATCTTGTGGTTTGTTGAGTCCCACTTAGATGCGTACGTACTCGTCACAAACTGACAAAGCAGATTGTCGTCTGGGGATACGAAGATACGAGGGTCTTCGTAGCTCAGGCGATGTCTTTTATTTATTAGTTTTCTAGGAGCTACAATAGTATCGTCGGTAAGCAGCTGACCTACCCAGATGTCTGTAGGTGTGTTGTTGTAGTAGAAGTACTTCATATCGTGCCTAAACACAAAGTGCTCAGGCTGTGATCGCCACGCGATTAAGTTTGCGCCGCGATGCTGGATGATGCAGGGACTAAAGTTCGCGAAACTGTTCTTCGGTAGTCCTGAAGTGATTTTTGTAAAAGTTCCCCCAATGTCATAAGCCTGGTTATAGACAGAAGGGAACCCAGAGCGGGTCGGAGCAAACGCCCTTTGAGCTACGTGGTTGTAGTAAGTGCGGTAGCGATGAAACTGCGTCACTTGTTCAACTCCTCCATGGCTGCGTTAAATGCTTCGGCAATCCGGTCCCAACGATACGAAGGGTTTTGAGTGACTTTGTAACAGTCCTCAGCCACTTGGTTGTAGAACTCTTTATCTTTATAAAGCTTTGTCAGTTTTGTTGCTGCGTCTTTGACGTCAACAATTCCTCGTTCGACGCTCAAGTCTTTGTCGTAAACCCACGCGGCGACGTCCGCAAGTAACGCACTCCCTTTCCAGATATCTATAAATGAAGTGTGGTTTGGCAGCACGAGCGGCTTTTTGCAAGAAGCGTGTTCGAAGGGAACCAGGCCCCAGCCCTCGCCGTTTGCTGTGTTGATACCTACATCACAGGCGTTATAAATCGTATTTAGTAGTTCATCCGGCGGCGCGTTCGTGTAATCAATATTGGTTGTTGTCATGATCATTCGGTTATCTGACGGTATGTTCTTGCGCCTCATTTCTGTATCGAAGATCGCTCGAACATCCCAGCCGAGATCCTTTTCACTCATGTGCAAATACAACAGAGTGTCAGGCTTGTCGACAGCAAACTCCACAAAAGCTTTGATCGTCAAATCGATCTGCTTGCGGGGCTGGTTGCGGTTAGCGTTCAGAACAATAAATTTATCTTCAGGCAGTCGGAGCGCCTTTCGGGCTTCCTTCTGGTCCTTCGGGTAGAACTTACCCTGATCAAGCCCGTGGGGAACTACACCTAGCAACTTAGGTTGTACTCCCTGCGCCATAATCCGGTGAGCTTGCTCAACCGAGAAGGTGATCGCAAAGTCCCAGTCTTTGATGTACGCAAGCATGGAGCTCGCGTAGTACGACGAATCGACTGGGAAGTAAGCGATGAATTTAAATTTAAGAGAGTCCTTTAATAGGTGGATGCGTTCCCATACCTGGTTTACGATCCAGATGTCGTTTAAACAGATAATGAAGTCGGGTTTCTCTGCCTCAATAACACCAGGGAGTCTCCCGATACCGAAACGATCTGATGGATTGTGCGTCCCTGCTGGGTACACCTTGAAGGGAAGATCGTGTGGGTCTCCTGTGTAGTTGATACCGAATGCTACAACCTCATGTGTATTCGCTAGATGCTCTAGAATACTATGTGTAACTCTAGCGAATCCTGTATTAGAAAGAATGTCGCCGTACCAGAGGATTTTTGCCATTTGGCAGTAGAATCTTGCTAACAGTATACAGACACTTTTTTAAAGAACATGCCGAGTAGAGAGACTTTTGCATACCGTCGTGCTCTAAAACTACGTGCTGCTAAAGCTGTAGAGTCTGAGAGCAGTTCTATTGATAATATCTTTTTACGTGCGTCAGATGACTTTCATACTTTTTGTACAATTATGGATAAAGCTCCTGCGGCGCATATGCTGGAGTGGCATAAGCATTTGATAACAGGCGAGAGTAATAGGTATCTTTTAGATATTGCAGGACCCAATCTTGATATTCTGGCTCCACGAGGTTCTGCAAAATCCACGGTGCTTAACATGTTCACCGCTTGGATTATTGGAAGGCACACGACTGCTGGTTTACCTCTGCAAATTATTTACTGTTCTTACAACATCGCGACTGCGATACCTAAGAGTCGAATCATCAAACAGATTATCGACTCCTCTACGTATAAAAAGATTTTTCCGAAAGTCCTGCTCCGTTCAGGTATGCAGTCGGATATCGGCTGGAGTATTGATTTCGACTATGCAGGCATCAGCCGTGTGGGTGATGAAGAATTCACATTGCGCGCCGCTGGTTTGCGTGGCTCAATCACGTCTAAGCGTGCGCACCTTGTTATCGTAGATGACCCTATCAAGTCCAGCACAGATATTAAGAATCCTACCATTAGGGAGGAGATGAACAATAACTGGAGCTCAGTTATCGCTCCGATTATCTTCGAGGGCGGTCGCGCTATCTGCTTAGGAACTCGGTTCCATCCTCTCGATATCCACAAGACGATGTTCGTCCCGGATAAAGGTTGGAAGCAAGTTCAGCAGGAAGCCCTTACGTACGATGACGGCGGTGATCCTGTTAGTTATTGGCCTGAGCAGTGGAGCGTCGACTACTTGTTGGGGCAAAAAGAACTAGACCCTGTTGCTTTTGCTTTCCAGTACCAGCAGCAACCAGTCATGACGTCGGACCTGGTCTTGTCGCCTGACTTGCTTATTAAAGGGGACGTCGTTACAGAATTTGACAGTCTGGCAGTTGGGATTGACCTGTCAGCCAGCAAAAACGAGACCTCTGACTACACGGCGTTTGTACTAGGCGGAAGATTAAAGGATAAGTACTACATTATTGACGCACATCAGGTGCGCTCTATTGGCAACCTCGAAAAGATCGACCTTCTGTGCAAAATGCTCGTGGAGTGGGGAATTTTGCAGGAAGATACCGAGGGTAAGTACTTTCCCACGTATTCAACTTGTTCCCTTGTCGTTGAGTCTGTTGCGTACCAGGCTTCCTTGGCTGCTGATTTACGCCGAGTGATGCTTAACGAATGGGGCTTAGGTAATCTCCATATTCATGAAGTCAAAGGATTCCGAGGAGACAAGATCGCTCGTTTCCGTGGAACACTGGGCCTTCTGGAGAATAAAAAAGTGACTTTTAACAGATATCGCAAATTCGATGCTCTCTTCGATCAGTTGATTAATATCGGTGCGACTTCTCATGACGACCTATTAGACGCTTACACTCACCTCGTGTGCTTTCTTCAGCGTCGCGGTAATTTCGAAATGGAGTACTGATGCTCGATCTTAGGTTCTTAGTATTCGTAACGGCACACGACCCTCTCGCTCGTTTCGATGTCCTTCTAAAAACGCTTCGAGGGTACGAAGAAATACCAGGCGTTAAAGATGTATTTATATACGTTGATGCTGATCATGAGTCTGATGTCGAAACACTCGATGAGCTGCTTAAGACAAACGTTACCTTTAATTCTTTAGAGATTGTCGTAGCTTCCCCCTCGTGGGAGGGCTTCTCTCTTACCTGGGCACATAAGGGACTTCTCAGGGAAGCGGTAAGGAATAAATATTATGACTTCTATGTCTATACAGAGAACGATATGTACTTTAGTAGTGAGAACTTTATTTATTGGTTCTTATACAAAGACAGGCTTAAGAAATTAAATCTTGAACCTGGCTTCTGTAGATACGAAGAGTGCGGATCAAAGCTAGTTCCTTTCGACAACCACAGGATCTGGCAACTGAACAGCGAGACAAAAGAGGTATGGGGTGATCGACCTTATAAGGTTCAGTCTTATCTCACTCCCTTAGACGACTGGTTTGTTGGCTTCGTGTCTCTTGGCAATCCCTACATGGGCATGATGATCTTGGACCAGGAGATGGCTGAGAGGTACGTAAATTCTCAGAGTGCTGACCCCTTAAGAAGTTTTGAACTAACGCAGTTTCGTTGCTGGCCGCTGGCTGACAGAAGTTCTATGGGCCTTGCGTTTGAAAACCTGCTTCCTGGGCAAGAGCACCGCCGTGTCGTCCCAGTTATCGCATCAGAAGGAAAGATACAGATCGCACCATGCGGCCTCGTCGAGCACTGCGATACGAAGTACAGCAAGGAGCTGCAAAAGAAGGCGGGAGATGTTATCGATATTTCCGAGATGTTTGGTTATGCTTCCCTGTAGTTAAACCAAGATCAGCTGTGGAGAACGATACGCACGATGCTGTAAATCACCCGGCACACTATACGCAGGGTGCTATAGAAACTATTGATTATATGGAGTCTGCTCTGACCGAAGACGAGATTCGGGGCGGTTTTAAGATGAATATCCTTAAATACGTTTCGCGTGAGAGACATAAGAATGGCCTCGAGGATTTAAAAAAGGCTAGATGGTATCTCGATCGTTTGATCTCTTATCTAGAAAAGAATTAGTAAGCGCGTTAGGATAAACCAAACAGTCGTTTCATATGGATATCCGCGCCTTTGGTTCGGTGTACGGGCAGACCTCCTCTCTGCCTTACGCAAGTGGATTCGGTTGGGATCCTGCAAGCGGACGAAAGAACTTTCCGACGTGTCGCGCCATCTATATCGAGCAAAAATCCACTCCCAGTAACGACTACTTAACTGTCGAGTTGTCCGACGCCCCCGGTCAGCATTCGACTGCATTGAATCTGACGGGCAATACCTTGGTCCCAATCGCGTGTACTGCTTTAATTAGCGGCTCTGTTAACGGCGTTTTTGTTCTCTTCTAATGGATCCTTATTCGCAAGCTGCTTTTGGTTTTGCTAAGGCATACCAAATGAATATGCGAGCCGCTGATGAGCAGCGTCGCGCTAACCAGCCGTCATCTGATGCCTTTGCAGCAGGTGTGGCGGACGAGGAGACTGATTACCGATTTTCTCCCACGCCTCAGGCTCCGGCCCCGCCGTCTGAGCAGTTTAACGGTATGGATACTGACGACGGCTCGATTCTCGATCAGTCCAATGGAAACTCTTTAATGCGTGCTCGCAGAAAAGTCTCTCGATATCTACAAGAACGAGATTGAGCTATTATGTTGCCAGTTGGCTGACAGCTGGTGCTGATCGACACCTTCCCGTATTTTAATGAGCGGGAAATTCTGGAGTTACGCATTAAGACTCTGGAAAACCATGTAGATGGTTTCCTGATTACCGATGCAAACAGGACTCATAGGGGCGAAGAAAAACCCTTTACGTGTCTAGATACCATCAGAGAACTGGGTCTTAACGAAGAGAAGATTCAGGTACTTCACGTTGAGTTACCGCCGCCAGAGGAAGCCCCCGACCCGTGGATCCGAGAGCGAGGTCAGCGGGACGCACTCGGGGTCGGTCTTCATATGATGCCTGAAGACACGGTTTTTATATGTTCCGATTGTGATGAGATTGCAAACCCTAAACACTTCCCTGAACTTCTGAAGGCTGTAGAAGAGCATCAGGATAAGATCGTACGCCTGAGCATGTCTATGCACTATGGGCGGGCAGATCGTCAACTTGTTTCGCCAGAGGGAGAGCTTTTTGATTGGCGTTGCGGAGTAGTCAGCACGGTCGGTCAGTTGAAAAGCCTTGGAACCCTCTCTTCTATGCGGGCTAGCCAAGATAACTATTATTTCGGCAACCGTGATGCCGGGTGGCATTTAAGTTGGATGGGTGACTCGGATAAGCGGAGGACTAAACTTCGCTCAATCGCTGAGTACTACATTTGGGATCGTCCTGACGTTCAAGAGCTCTGTGATGCTTTTGAGCCCAAGGAGGGCAATACGGATATGTTGGGTCGCGAGGATCATTTGATTACCTCTTATCCCATCGAGGATTTACCTGAGGAAGCGGTTAAACTGGAAAGAGTCAAAGCGTATCTTTTGCCAGATGGCTGACAAAATGCCTGCCGAGCTTCTAAAGAAGTTTGCGGCTGATCGAGAAGCCAAGAAGGCTCCCAGTGGTGAAGAGATTAGCGGTTCCACGGAGACTCGCAAGCGTGCCGCTGCCAAGGCTCGGAAAGCCAAGGAAAGCATTTTCCGCAAATGATCCTTTTTTAGGATCCCCTTATTCGTGCGTATAGATGGCCACCTCGACTGAAACTAGGAAAAGGTTCAACGAGATCTTAGAGGCGTCACGCACTCAGGATCGAAGCAACCAGGCGTCGACCATGGTTGTTTTGAGTCATCTTCAGCAGATGACCCTTCTTATGATCAAGAAGGGTCTAGCTTTTTATTGTGATCAAGATACGTTTAAGGGTCGGACTAGATTCTTAGAAGACATTATTTCGCTCAATAAACTGGATATCCGCTTTCCTGCGATTATCCGTAATTTTTTAATCGACGGCTGTGGGCTGTTTTACTTCCGCCCAGACCCAAAACTCAAATATCAGATTTATTTCTTTAATAAGAACCAGTACCGTGTCTATCATGACGTCAACGGTAACGTAGAAGAAGTAATTATTGTCTATAGCTATAAAGTAAAGAATGCGAACCTGGGATTACCTAGTAACTCCTATGGTCAGAACAAGCGTTATGTTCGTCTGACTATCACTGCGGACGAAATTAGTGAGGTTGAGACTGATACTGAACTTAGTTTTGATCTTGAGCCTGGAGCGGTACTAACCCCAGCCAAGAGACGCCCTAATACTCTTGGTTTTATCCCTGCAGTCGAGGTTTTAAACAAACCCAATGCCAGTGGCACTGAGGGTGAGGGTGAGTTTGATCCGTTTATGGAGCAAATCACGCTCCACGACGAACTAACTCGGAATATTGCCAGAAATATTGAGTTTTTTGGCAACCCGACCCTTATCAGCTCGCGTCCACGCAGCGACCTGGTCGAAGCTAACGATTCTGGCAGCACTTTCCGGCCCACAATCAGTAGTCAGAGCGGTTTTTCTGGCGCCGATAGCCCCTCGACGCGAGTTAGTGAGCCGTTTGGGGCCGGAATGGGTAGTGGTTTGCGTGTTCCGCGAATTATTGCCAACGTTGAACCGTCCGACCGTGTGGGTTATATGACCCCTGACCCGGTTAACGGGGACATGAATCGTTATACGCTGCTCCTTCGCGAAGAAATTCGTACAGCTCTTGGCGGAGTTGACGAAATTTCTATCTCTGCAGGCGCAACCGCAACGGAGATCAAAGGTTTGATGGGTCGGGCTCAGGCCACGGCTCTGCGTAAGAACAAAAGTTTTCTTACTTATGGTTTTAATCGTCTCTTGGAGATGATGATCTACCACCAGGAGGTCATCTTCCGTGAGTCGTTTATAGCTGCTTCTGGTCTGAAGGAGCCCAAACCGCCTAAGGAAGAAACTGAAGAAAACTTACAGAAATATCAAGCTGCTTTGGCTAAGTTCGACGCCAAGGTGAATCAGGCGATTATTGTCGCGCTGCAGGAGAATAAAGTTCCTGCCGGAGTAATCGGCTTGCCCGAAGACGGCGATCGAACTGTTACTTACAGGTATCAGGGGGATGTTTACGAGGATACAGCTTACGATATCAACCAGAAATCTATCGTCGTCCGTAA